TCCTGCTGATCGGACTCCATCTTATGAAGCGAAAGAGAACCTTCTCTCTGTCTCCGAAGACTTCTCTCTCATGAACATGTTTACCAGTAAAGTAAATGGTAAGCAGTTGGAGCATCAGATGATCAACATCTGGAGGATTGCAAAAGCTTTTGCCGACTTCTATCATAGTGGATATTCTGTTCCCGTTCGTTTGGGTCTATCTGGCACACCTTTGAATGAAACTCTGGTTTGCTTGCATCAAATTCTTCCACAGTTTCAACGGGAGAACAAAGTTCAGAAAGTTCAGTGTATCATCTTGACCGATGGTGAGGCAGCTCACCTTGCTCGTCACGTACAAGTTCAACGCCAATGGGAAGACGAACCTTATATGGGTCGTCGTCAACTTAAAATGGGTTCTTTCCTTAGGGATCGCAAGACTGGTAACACCTATCAAATCCCCTGTGGATGGCATGGTTTCTCGGATCTCATGCTTCAGAATCTTCGCGATAACTTCCCTACAGTCAACTTTGTTGGCATCCGTGTCCTTGAAAGTCGTGATGCCAATAGTTTCATCAAGATGTACTACGATCAGTTCACTGACGAATATCAAAAGGTCTTCGGTGATTGGAAGAAACTTCGTAGTTTTACAATCAAGAACTCTGGATATCATGCATACTTTGGGATGTCTGCAAACACACTTTCTCAAAACTCCGAGTTTGAAGTTGGTGATGATGCAACTAAAGCAAAGATCAAGTCAGCATTTATCAAATCTCTCAAGACTAAAAAACTAAATAAGAAAGTTCTTGGCGAATTTATTTCTTTGGTTGCATGACAAAGAAAAGAGACTGGAAAGAAATAGCAAAAGCATCGGAGAAGGATCCTAAGGTCATTGAGATCCTCACGAATGGTCCTAAATCTTTATCTCAAGCATGGTTAATGCAAGCTATGAGATACAAGTATGGACAGTATGATAAGTGACCACAGGGGGGTCCGTGCCCCCCTTTTCTGTTCTATAATGACTTCAGTTCAAACAAATCAATGCCTTTCGCTCCTGTGCCCGTGACCACTGATGATCTGATTTCTTACCTTACTGAAAAGCATGGTGAGACTGTTGGTGTCCCCGAACTGCTTGGTGCTTCTGATCACTTCGGTTGCTCTCTTGCTACTATCAAAAAGCGTCTTAAGGATAACAAGTCTGGTATCGGTAAATGGAATCTTGAAGTTACAACGGAGACTGTAGAAGAACTGGAAGTAACTTATAATGGACCTGCAGCAATGCCTGCAGTAGAGCAAAACCTTATTCCTCGTAAAGATGATTCCTTCGTCCAGTTTGGCAATTTCAATGATGTTAAAAAAATTATTAAATCCGGTCTATTCTATCCGACGTTCATTACAGGACTGTCTGGTAACGGTAAAACGTTCAGTGTTGAGCAAGCGTGCGCCCAACTCGGACATGAACTGATTCGCGTAAACATTACTATTGAAACCGATGAAGATGATCTTATTGGCGGTTTCCGCCTTGTTGATGGTGCAACCGTCTGGCACAATGGCCCAGTCATTGAAGCACTCGAACGAGGAGCTATCTTGCTCCTTGACGAGGTTGACCTCGCCTCTAATAAAATTCTCTGTCTCCAGAGCATTCTTGAAGGAAATGGAGTCTTCCTTAAGAAAATTGGGAAGTTTGTCCACCCCAGTGCAGGTTTCAACGTCATCGCAACCGCAAACACTAAAGGTAAAGGTTCAGACGATGGGCGATTCATTGGAACTAACGTGCTCAACGAAGCCTTCCTTGAGCGATTCCCAGTAACCTTTGAGCAGGAGTACCCTACTGCTGCTACTGAACAGAAGATCCTGAACAAGATTTGCGAAGACACTGAATTCTGTAAGCGTCTCTCTGACTGGGCGGACATCATCCGCAAGACCTTCTATGATGGTGGTATTGAGGAGATCATCAGCACCCGTCGTTTGGTTCATATCGTGAAAGCATATGGTATCTTTGGTGACAAAGGAAAAGCAATCAGTGTCTGTGTGAATCGTTTCGACGACGAAACCAAGCAGGCATTCCTGGAACTGTATGACAAAGTTGATGCTGACTTCGAGATGCCCGTTGACGAGGAGGTTCAATCCTGATATAATAATGACAAACTCATGGTCCTTACTTTATCATGTACTTAATGGCACACTTGACAAGGAGTTTCCAATAATGAACAATACCTCTGACCAAGACTTCTGGGAGTACGATGGCATTAGTTTAACTGGTAATCCTGGTTATCCATCCCCAGATGCTATCAACCTGGATCTGGGATCACACCTGCCTGGTGGTATGGGTGATGATCACATTTCCTTTAACCTAACTATGGATGAAAAGAACAAACTAAACAAATATAAGTATAGTGAGGACTCGATCCTCAAAGAATTGCAAGATTATATTACTGGCACATACAATCAGCATTACTCTGCTGGTGATGATAAGATTCAAACCCTGGATCTAATCGAAGCCTGTGGTGATGGTGAAGCATTTTGCAGATCCAATATCCTCAAGTATGCCTCTCGTTATGATAAGAAAGGCACTGCACGTCGTGACATTATGAAGATCTTGCACTATGCTGTGCTTCTAATGCATTTCAACGACAAGAATGCAAAACGTGAAACCTACCCCCAGTGATCAAATTGAATCTCAATACTATGAAACTGTCCGACAACACTCTCACCGTTCTTAAGAACTTTGCTGGCATCAACAATTCTATCTTGGTGAAAGAGGGCAACAAACTTCGCACTATCTCCGTTGCTAAGAATATTTTGGCAGAAGCGGATATTAAGGAAGAATTTCCACGCGATTTCGCTATCTATGATTTGAACCAATTCTTGAATGGTTTGAGTCTTCATCAAGATCCTGATCTTGATTTTAGGGAAGAATCATATCTGAGTATCAAAGAAGGTAAGCGCCGAGTCAAGTATTTCTATGCTGATCCTGCGGTTATTGTTTCTCCTCCTGAGAAAGAAATTACCCTCCCTACTCAAGATGTTTGTTTCCAACTTGATAGTTCTTCTTTGGAAAAACTGATCAAGGCAGCGCAAGTTTATCAACTTCCCGACTTCTCCGCTGTTGGTGAAGCAGGTGTTATTAAACTGGTTGTTCACGATAAGAAGAATGATACTTCTAATCAGTACGCTATTGTTGTTGGTGAGACCGATCAGGACTTTTCTTTCAACTTCAAAGTAGAAAACATCAAGATTATTCCTGGTGCTTATGATGTAGTTGTTTCCTCAAAACTTCTCTCTAAGTTTGTGAACACTAAGTACAATTTGACCTATTTTATTGCCCTAGAACCTGATTCAACCTTTGGTTGATCACTGGAGTGAACTTTTATTATGAGTGATTTTATTTGGGTTGAAAAGTATCGCCCGAAGACTATCGAAGAGTGTATCCTCCCTGAACAAACCAAGAAGACATTTCAATCTTTCCTAGATAAAGGAGAGATTCCTAATATGCTTCTTTCTGGTCCTCCAGGAATTGGTAAGACCACAGTAGCAAAGGCTCTCTGTAACGAACTAGGAGTTGACTGTTATGTCATCAATGGATCCGATGAAGGACGATTCTTGGATACTGTCAGAAACAATGCGAAAAATTTCGCTTCGACCGTCTCACTTTCTTCAACTGCGAAACACAAAGTCATCATTATTGATGAAGCAGATAACACGTCCAACGATGTACAACTCCTCTTACGGGCGTTTATTGAGGAGTTTGCTGGTAACTGCAGATTCATCTTCACCTGTAACTACAAGAATAAAATCCTTGAACCTCTCCACTCGCGATGCGCCGTCGTCGAATTTGGAATCAAAGGAAAAGATAGACAATCCATCGCCGCCCAATTCTTCAAACGCCTCCAAGAAATCTTGGATACAGAAGATATTGAATATGATAACAAGGTCCTGGTAGAACTTGTCAATAAGCATTTCCCTGACTGGCGTCGTGTTCTTAATGAGATTCAACGATATTCTGTTAGTGGAAAGATTGACTCTGGTATTCTTTCTACGTTCTCTGATGTTGCTGTAAATGAACTTGTCAAAAATCTTAAGGACAAAAACTTTGCGGAGGTTCGTAAGTGGATCGTTTCTAATTTGGACAACGATACTACTGTACTTCTTCGTCGTATTTACGATGCTTGTTATTCATCCCTTACAA